CCGGAACTTTGGGTGGGTTCATTAAGGCCAGCATGTTCAAGTTGTAACTATTCAAGGGGTGCTAAATATGGAAATGCAAAACGCAAAGCAATTAAAAATAGTCGCAAGTGGTAAGCCTAAAAAGAAGTTAGGCCGGCACACTTCCGCTATGGTCAAATCATTGCAAGGCCGTAATGATATTGATGATGTTAAGCGTGAGATGTTATTGGGCTTAGCACGCGCCTGGGATCGTATTGAAGAATCCGGTAAAGGTGGTCATACCATCCCATCCATATCTAAAGAGTTGCGTGAAATATGGGATTCATGTGCATTACCTGATGAGGATGATATATTTGAATAAATCCTTATGTACGCCTAGATGGGCATCATTAAGAGATGAAGCATGTGAAACAGATGGCGATAAATTAGCCCAGGTAGCAAGGTTATTAGGCTTTGATTTATTTGATTGGCAACGCTATGTAGCAGATGTAGGTTTAGAAAAAGATGCAACCGGGTTATACAAGTACAGATCAGTATGCGCTCAGGTAGGCAGGCAGAATGGTAAAAGCAAACTTATTGAAACGCGTATTGCTTACGAACTATTGCAACCTAAAAGACATGTTGCCTATACAGCCCAGGATCGCAATATGGCTAAGAGTAAGTGGGAAGAACATTTACTAAGTTTTCAAATGTCGCCTAAGTTTGCTAAACGCATTGCCAGGGTATCAAGGGTTAATGGTAGTGAGAAGATATACATGCGTAATGGCTCAACCTATGGAATTGTTACACCTAATGACAAAGGCGCACGCGGCCTTAGTTTAAATCTTATGGTTATTGATGAAGCATTAACCCATCCACTATCACTAATTGCTAACTTACAGCCAACCCTTGCAACTAAGCGCAATGGTCAATTATGGATTCTATCTAATGCCGGTAGGCCTGGAGAATCTGAGTTATTAGAGCATTACCGGGAGATAGGCCACCGCGAAATAGCCGAACCGCAAAACAAACTAGCATGGTTTGAATGGTGTCCAGCATTAGATGATTTTGATTATATGGATCAAGAAGTGTGGTATCAGGCTATACCTTCATTGCATGAAGAAAAAGGCGTATTGCTAGATGCAGTGAAAGAAGCGGCTACAACTAATAGCCCTGAGATATTTACAAAGGAATGGTTAAATGTATGGCCATCAAGGGATGCGGTACAGGTGATCAATACTGAATTGTGGGATTCTTTGGCTAGAACAGATATTGCAGTAGGCAATCAAATTGTCTTTGGCGTGGACATATCGCGTGAGCGTGATAAGGCTTCTATTGGTGCATCAGGCTTAGTAAGAGATTTTACGCCGGTTGAGTTAATTGAATGTAAAGAAGGCACATCATGGGTATTGCCACGCTTAGTTGAGTTATGTAAGAGATATAACACAAAGGTGGTAATTGATACTGGATCGCCGGCGGCTTCGCTTATAGCCGAACTGGAAAAAGAAAACATAGGCGTTATGTCTATTCACTTGCGTGATTACGCTATGGCATGTGGTTCATTTTATGATGCAGTACAAGCCAAAACTATATGCCACTTAGATGATCCCAATCTAAAGACAGCCATCATGGGTTCAACTAAAAGGCCGTTGGGTGATTCCTGGGCATGGAATCGCCAAAGCACAACTAACATCACGCCACTTGTAGCGGTTACGCTGGCACGCTATGGTGTGGTAACAAAAATAGAAGATCAGCCGGTTGCAAGGAGTAAAATCTACTAATGAAATACATACCATCAGTTTTACAAGTAATAGGTTCTTTGCTAATAGTTGCAGGTGTCGCAACAATTAGTCCACTAATCGCGGTAATATTATCGGGTGCATTTTTAGTTTTATTTGGAATTGCTTTGGAAAACAGAGGTAAATAATGCTAGGCCGATTGCTTAAAAGACAAATTCAATCATCTATGGTTTACACATCTTCAGGATATGTAGATTCTTTAGGTAGGGTTGGCCGATTCTTTGAAGGTAATTGGGCAGGTGCTTATGTAGATCAAAACACCGCTTTGGGAATCCCGGCAATCTATCGCGGTATAACTTTAATTAGTGATGCGATTGGTGCGCTTCCACTTTGTGCATATCGTAATAAGCGCGAAGTATTACCAACACCACAAATTTTAATGCGCCCAGTGCCAACTGAAACCCGCATGGAAACAATTAGTGCAATGGCGGCCGCTTTAATTATTCATGGTAACTATGTTGCAGTATTAGGTGAACCAGGTGCTAATGGATTGCCTGATTCAATTTATCCAGTATCACCGGATCGCGTACAAGTAAGTACTGACAAAGGCAGAATCATTTACAAGATTGATGAGCGTACTTATGATCAATCAGAGATTATGCACATTAAGAATTTTACTTTGCCAGGTGATTTAGTTGGTAAAGGTATATTGGCAGTTGCCAAGCAAGCATTGGGTAAAGAAATTGCAATCAATGAATACGCATCAAGATACTTTGATGGTGGTGTAAATCCAACAGCGGTGATTAAATCTGCAAACCCTGATCTATCACAAGAAGAAGCGGATGCACTAAAGAGCGCATGGATGGCAATGTACTCATCACGCAATAGATCACCAGTGGTTATGAACTCATCAACAGATTTTGAAGTATTAAGTTCTAACGCGGCTGAATCACAATTAGTAGAAGCACAAACAGCCGGGCTTACAGAAGCGGCAAACATTTTAGGCTTACCGCCTTACTTCTTAGGATCGCCTAATTCAAGCCGTACTTATTCAAATGTAGTAGAAGAAAATCTACAATTGATTAAATGGTCAATACAACCAATCGCTGAAAGAATAGAAGCGGCATTTTCTGATCTACTTGTCCGGGGTCAAACTGCCGGGTTTAAATATGATTCATTACTAAAGACCGATACTGCAAGTAGATACAACGCTTATGCAACTGCATTGTCTAATGGATTCTTAACTGTTGATGAAGTTAGAAATTATGAAAATCTTGATCCTATGGATTATGAAGAAGGGGATGAAGTAGAAGGCGTAGATGATTCATTACAAAGCGATACAGTAGATACAGTAGAGGATGAAAACTATGTCTGAAGAAAAAATGGAAAATAGAAATTACTCAGTAAATTTAGAGTTACGCGCCAATGGAGATGGCCGCACCATTTTTGGTATCGCCGTGCCTTACAACAAAGAACAGCGAATAACCAGCACAATGATTGAAGTATTTAGAAAAGGCGTGTTTGCAGAAGTTATTAAAGCACCGCACCGGGTCAAACTTCTTAGGGGTCATGGCGAAAACAATGTACTAGGCCGTGCCACATTACTTAGGGAAACCGAAGAAGGCTTATATGCAGAATTTAAAATATCAAAAACGCGTGAAGGTGATGAAGCGTTGGAATTAGTCAAAGATGGCGCATTAGATCAACTATCAGTTGGGTTTATGCCAATTAAGAATAAAAAGCGGCCTGATGGGGTTATGGAAAGAATCAAAGCACATTTGGCTGAAGTATCACTTGTAACCTTTGGTGCTTATGGCGAACTGGCCAGCATTACAGGTATGCGTGATGGCCAACCACAAATGACACCTAGACTAGATGAAGCAAGGAAGATATTAGATGCCATACAGCGTAGTAAGTAACCATCCTGAGTGTGAAGGGTATGCAGTTGTAAAAACTGACACCAATGAACTAATGGGTTGCCACAAAATGCAATCCCAGGCTGAGGATCAATTGACCGCAATTAACATTTCAGAGTATGGTGAAAACCGATCTGAAAGCGTAGAGCAGGTAGAAGAAAAATCAAGATTTAACACTGCCCTACAAATACTAAAAGATTTAAAAAAAGAGATATAATTTTGTCAAGTCGTAGAACACCTAACCCCGATTACCGGCGCGTTACACCTTCTCACTAAAACAACTAACTAATAGGAGAAACATGTCTAATACTTTTCTAACTTCTCTCCGTGAGAAGCGCGAATCAAAGACATCTCTAATTCAGGCAACTTTAGATCGTGCGGCAGAAGAAGCACGCGATCTATCCGAAGTTGAGTTGGCTAATGTAGAAGCCCTTAACCTAGAGATTAAAAAGTTGGATGAGCGAATTGAGCAGATGTCCGATATTGAAATACGCAATCAAAAAGCCGCTGATCTAGCCGCTAAAGTTGATGCAAACATTGAGCCAAAGAAAGAGGCACGCGCCGGTGGCTTTATTGTTACAAGTGAGGCACTTACTTACTCAGAGAGATCAAGTAATGATTTCTTAACTGATGCACTAAAAGCACAATTTAAAACAGATGGTGAAGCCAGTGCGCGTATTGCACGCCATCAACAGGAAATGGCAATTGAGAAGCGTGCAGTTGGTACATCCAACTTTGCAGGCTTAGTAGTGCCACAATACCTAGTTGATCTATACGCACCATTAGCACGCGCCGGCCGCCCATTCGCGGATGCCGCACGCAAGCACCAACTCCCTACACAGGGCATGTCGGTTGTCATTAGTCGTATAAATACTGGCACAGTAACAGCGTACCAAACATCACAAAACACAGCCGCAGTATCACAAGATATTGCAGACAACACCCTAACTGTAAATGTAAATACAATTGCAGGCCAACAATCAGTATCTAAGCAAGCATTACTACGCGGATACAACATTGAGGGAATTGTTTTGGGTGATTTGATTCGCGATTACCACACCAAGTTAGATAATTCACTAATCAATGGATCAGGATCAAATGGTCAACCATTAGGTCTATTAAACATGACAACTGGAGTTCTAGTAACTTACACCGCTACAACCGGTACAGTTGCAGGTCTATATCCAAAGATTGCTGATGCAATTCAACAAATTCAAAGCAATATCTATGTAAACCCAAATGCAGTAGTCATGCACCCACGCCGTCTAGGATTCCTATTGGCCGGTGTTGATGGTTCAAGTAGGCCATTGATTGTGCCACAGGCATACAATCCTATGAACGCAATGGGTACAGGTAACGGCGCACCGCAATATGGTAACTCAGGTTACTCAATCCTAGGATTGCCAATTATTGTGGATGCTAACATTGCAACAAATGTTGGCGCAGGCACAAATCAAGACACAATCTTTGTGGTTGATTTGAATGAAGCCCATCTATGGGAAGAAGCCGCCGCACCAACTTATGTTACATTTGAAGAGCCATCAGGCAAGGTTGCAATCAATATCGTTCTATTCGGTATGTCAGCATTTACCGCAGAGCGTTATCCAAAAGCAATCGCACAAATTAACGGCACAGGTTTAGCAACACCAAGTTTCTAAACCAATAAGTTTCCAGGCCGCTACCCTTCCAGTGGCCTGGATTCTAACTATGATCGGTATTTAATGAATGGAGTTTGTCTAATGTCCCAGGGCAGTACAGGATTTGGATACCGATCATGGCTATAACAAATGGATATGCAACATTAACTCAAATTAAGGCTTACATGTCTATATCAGATAATACTGATAATGACTTGTTAGAAGATTTAGTTGAATCAGCATCAAGATCAATTGATCGGATTGCTAACAGAAGATTTTATTTAGATGCAGTGGCATCCGCACGGCTTTATCGTGCGTACTCAGATATTTTTGTTTATGTAGATGATATTGGTACTACATCAAGTTTGGTTGTAAAAACTGATTCAAACGGCAACGGCACATACGCAAAAACTTTAACTTTAAATCAAGATTACATTTTAGACCCATTAACCGCATCATCTTTGAACCGGCCATTTACTCAATTAACTATGGTATCTAATACCGAAACCTGGCCGATATTTCCAGGCTTAACACAAAATGGATTACGCCCAGGTGTGCAAGTAACTGCAAGATGGGGCTGGCCGTCAGTGCCGGATGATATAAATATGGCCTGTTTAATTCTTACCGCTGATCTATACAAGCGTAAAGATGCACCGGGTGGCATATTAGGATTAGGTGATTTAGGAGTAGTTAGAATGTCACCAATAGGCAGAGATGTAACCGCAATGGTCAGGGCATACAAAAAAGAAGTGGTTGCATGAATCCCGGTACAGTTAGAACTAACCTTAAAACTGCCCTAAGCACAATAACCGGTATGCGTGTGTTTGACTATGTACCTGATTCTACAAACATCCCAACCAATAACGCCTTTGCAATAGTTGGCCAATTATCAATGAATTATGACTACACATTGAACAGAGGATTTGATTCTGCAAGTTGTCAAATCATTGTTGTAGTTGGAAGAATGAGTGAAAAAGATGGACAATCAAGATTGGATGGGCTACTTGCTTCATCCGGTTCTACTTCAATTAAAGCCGCTGTTGAAGTTGATAAAACTTTAGGCGGTGCTGTACAAACGCTCAGGGTTGTGTCTGCATCCCCGGGAACAATAACATCCGCTAATATTGACTACCTAAGTTATCAATATTCAGTAGAGTTGATAGGTTAGTAACGAAAGGAAAAATATGGCCATATTTATGGGTAACAAAGTTGCCGTGATTGTTAATACAACTACCATTACTGATCATGTCAGCACTGTAAGCCTTGCACGGGAAATTGATCAGGTTGATATAAGCGCGATGAATGATAATATACAGAACATGATCGGTGGGATTGAAAGACCTACACTGAATCTTGAACTGTACAATGATTTTGCATCAGCATCAGTAAACGCATTATTTGAAGATGCGTTAGGTACTAAACTGAATATCAAATTGATACCAGTGTCAGGTACAGTAACCGCAACAAACCCAAGTTATACAATGTCATGCCTTATCTCATCATGGACACCTGTAAATGGTGCTGTTGATGCGGTAGCAAGCGTATCTGTATCACTGCCGGTAACTGCATTAACAAAATCAACAAGCGCGTAATAAGAAAAGGGTGGGACAATGCACAAAATTGAAATTGTTAAAAAAGATGGTAAAAAAGTAACCTATGATCTTACGCCATCCGCAAAGGTGGCGTTTGAGGCCGAATTTAAAACCGGCTGGCGTAAGAGATTAGGCGAACTACAAATGGAAAGTGATTTGTGGTGGTTTGCCTGGCGTTTAGAAAAAGATGCTGGCAAAACTGAACTTCTTTTTGGTGATGATTACATCAATCAATATTTAGATGTTGATTTGGTTTATGACTCAAAAAATGGATAGACCGGCACGGATCAATTTATGAAGTCGCTACTGTGTCGGTGGCAACAGGTATCAGCCCTAAAGATTTATTAGAAGTTGATCCAGCGATTTATTCAGCGATTAAAGCCATTTTGCAAGAACGCCATTATCAAAGCAAGAAGGCAACAGTTAGGCGAAAATAATGATTGAACCTAGATATTCGGGATTGCCTGGCCGTACTAGATCATTGGCGGCAGTGCCATCAATCTATGTTGAAAATTTAACTGAACTTCTTGAAAAGATGAAGAAAGTTGATCCTGATTTACAAAAAGAATTTAGAAGGGAATTAAGTAAGTCTGTTAAGCCGGTTGCAAAGTTAGCACAAAGTTTTGTGCCACATTCACCATTCCCGGGATGGCGTGATGTTGAGCCTAACTATCCACCACAATGGGGTTGGGCTAATGATCAAGTTCATAGAGGTAGAACTATTGGCCAGGATAAAAGAAGCCGTTGGAAGTGGTCGCAAACAGAAGTCATACGCGGCATAAGAGTAAGTACTGCTAAAAGTAAAGTACAAAGAATTAAAGGCGTTACATTTGGTGTAACTGCATTAGCCGTAGTAAATAAATCTGTACCAGGTATAATTTATGAGTTGGCAGGTTTTGGATCATCAAGATCAAGGGGAAGAACTAGGCGTGTAAGCCGTAACCCAAATGCTAGTGAATCATTTATTGGTAAATTGCAAGGTACTGCCAATAGCGGTGCTTACAAAGAAAAAAGATTGATTTATAGGGCATCACAACAATTAGGTGGCCAAGTAAATGATAATCTATACGGAGTATTAAAAAAATATCTAGGCAAAGAATTTAGGGGTTAATCATGGCACTAAGTCAATATGTTGCGATTAACTTCTTAACTAAGTTTGATAAAAAAGGTTTAGAGCGTGCTACAAAAGAGTTAAAAGGATTTGACAAAGTAGTTGCTACTAGCACATTTAGATTAAAATCCTTTGCCAAAGCCGGTGCAATTGCGGCCGCGGCTGGCATGGCGATTTTTGCAAAAAATTCTATACAAGCGGCTTTAGCCCAGGAAAGATTAGATAAATCAGTTGAACAATCTTTAAGATCAATCAATCAATTAGATCAATTGCCTAGTGTAAATTCTTTTATCAGTGGTATAGAAAAAGCATCAAATATTACTAAGGATAGATTAACCCCGGCGATCAATGGTTTAATTATACAAACTGCCGATTTAACAAAAGCGCAAGATTTATTTAATGTTGCCGTAGATACCAGCGTAGGTGCAGGCGTTGATTTAACCCAGGTATCAGATGCGCTAGGTAAAGCAAGCCGGGGCAACTTTAAGGCGTTAGGTGCATTAGGTTTAGGCTTTGATGCGGTAACTGCCAAAGAAATTGGCTTAGCAGAGATTACAGATTACTTAACTTTAAAATTTGGTGGTGCGGCTAAGAGAGCCACTGAAACATTTGGCGGTCAATTAGATGCTTTGAAGATTAGCGCAGGTGCGGCACAAACAAGTTTAGGTGAAGGCTTTATTACTGCAACTGAAATTCTTATTGGTGGTGGTAATGCTTCTGATTATTTTGGCGCAAGACTTGAATCATTGGGTTTAAATGGCGGTTATATTGTGGTTGCATTGGCCGACAAAATATCAAAAATTACTGAAGCATTTGATGGGTTAGCCAAAAAAGTTGAAGGTAATGCCTTTTTAAAGTTTTTATTTAAAGCAGAAAATATACCTGTACTGGGTGGGTGGATTCAAGGTTTTAGAGGTTTGGCCGAAGAAGGCAAAAATATTACCGACAATTTGAAAGATACTGTTGAACAATCGGCTGAACAAAAAGCCCTTGCTGAAAAGTTAGCAAAATTGCAAGCACGATTAGATAAGATGGCGGCTGAAGCCTTAAACAAACAAAAGAAAATAACTAAAGAAAAATTAGCACAACAGGCTTTAGATAAAAAGAAGGCCGAATTGGAAGCCATGTTTGATCTTGACCGGATTAACCTACAAGCGGCGTTAAGCCGTAAGTTATCTGCCGAAGATGAGTTGCGTGTAAAGATATTGCAGAAGTTAGCGGATGGTACTAAAAAAGCCGTTGATGAAGCCGAACGCTATGCAGATGTATTAAAGGTTATTGAAGATGGTCAAATCACAACTGGTGAAGTTGAAATGTTGGCTAAGAAGTGGGGAGTTACAACCACAGAAGTTCTTATTTACTTACGCACATTGTTTGCCGCTAATGATGAACTACGCAAAATGTTGGCATTGCTTGATGAAATTGGCAAAAAGAAAATGCCAGTGGGTATGACATTCCAATATCAACAACAACAATTTCAACAAATAACATCTCCAAGATTTCAAGAATCTGTATTAACAGGAGAAGCACCAAATGTTTTAGGCCAACAAGTTTTTGAAGATTTAAGAAAAGAAGGTTTAAATGCGGCTATGGCAGGATCAAGCGCAAGATATACAGCGCAAGCCGTAGATTATTATCAAAGGCTATTTGACATACCACGCATGGCAGAAGGTGGTGTAGTCAATCAACCGACATTAGCAATGATTGGTGAAGCCGGTGCAGAAGCGGTTATACCTTTAGACAAAATGGGTGGGATGGGAACTACTGTAAATATCAATGTAGCCGGATCAGTTATATCAGAAGGTGAATTGCAATCTGTAATCCAGGATGCTTTGTATAACTTAAACCGATCAGGTGCGGTAACTCAATTAACTAACTTAGGAAGATAATGCCAGCGGCAAAATTTAGGGCTGAGATTGACTTCTCCGGCGGTGCTTCATTTGATCCAGCATTAGTACTGGATGATCCTGCAACGCCTTTAGATGTAGCGGTACTAGGTACTGCCGCCGCTGATACAGTTGATATAACAGACTTTGTAACTCAGTGCTATATCCGGCGTGCATTTAATAGATCATCAGATTCATTTACCGGCGGTACTGCACGCATTACATTTGTTGATGAAACTGGTGAGTTCAATCCAGCCAATACCGGTTCTTCTTTGTACGGCAAGATTAAACCTATGCGTAAGATTCGCTTTACGGCAGAGTATTTAGGTGTTACATATAACTTAGGTTCTATGTATGTACAGGAATGGAATTACCAAAGCCCTACTGGATTTGATCCAGCCTATGTAACTTTGTCATGCGTAGATGGATTTCAATTATTAAACTTAACTACAATAACATCAGTGAGTGGTGGTACAGCCGGACAAACTACCGCACAAAGAATTTCAAGTTTGTTGGATGCAGGTGAGTGGCCAGGTGGTATGCGTGACATATCTACAACTACAACCACAACAGTGCAGGCAGATGCCGGTAGTTCAAGATCATTATTAGCCGCATGCCAAGAAGTAGAAGCCACCGATCTAGGTTCTTTTTATATGGATCAACGCGGCTATGCAAAGTTTTTATCACGCACTGACATTATTACCGCATCAGGTGGTGTGGCAACAGCCTTTAGTGATGTACCAGGCTCAGGTGATATTACCTATCAGGCAGTGGAATTTGATATTTCAGATTATCAAATGATCAATAAAGTAACAGTTACCCCAACAGGATTGACCGGCCAAACTGCCAGCGATACGGCAAGCATTGATGATTACTTTCAACATAGCCGGGTAAGAAGCGGCATTATGCAAACAGAAGCGGATGCGCTTAATCAGGCAAGAATGATTATTGCAAGCCGAAAAGAGCAAGGCGTAGATTTACAGTTGAACTCATTAACAGTTGATGCCTTTGGTGAGGATGATTCTAGCCGGGTGGTAGCGGCTTTAAATTTAGATGTATTTGATCCAATAGAAGTAACTCAAACCTTACCGGCTGGCAATGTGGTTACAGATAGCGTAATAACAGGCCTTACCTATCAGATCACCCCTAAATCTTTCCTAGTAAATTTTACATGCGCTCAACCCTTTGCATCAGGATTTTTGCTAGACTCTACTGTTGATGGAATTTTAGATGAAGATTCATTGGCCTATTAGGAGAATATAGATGGCAACCT